AAGAAGAACCAAAACCCGGCTGGGTACATTGGTTCTTTTCTTTTGACGATAATGCCGGTCTTCCGGAAGAAAAGAAACAGAGAATCATACAGAATACCCCGAAGGGAACAAAGATCTGGAAAAACAAGATTGAGGGGCTGAGAGGAAAACCAACTGGTCTGGTGTTCAGTAACTTTAGCCGTGCGCGTCATGTAAAAACAAAAGAATGGGCAAAACAATTTGTCCAGGTTCCGGGTACTGCAAAGAAAAAAGAGTTTTTTATGTGGTTCTCGGTAGCAGTGGATACTTCTTACTCTCAAAAATCTCCAGATACGATTGCCTTTTCGTTTTTGGGCATCACGAACAAAGGAAAATGTATTGTTCTGGACGAAAAAGTATACAGCAACGCTGAGTTAGATATGCCATTAGCTCCATCGGACACTGTTAAGAATCTGATTGATTTCTTGGACAGAAATCGGAAAGAATGGGGACTTGCAAGAAATGTGTTTCTGGATAGTGCTGATCAGGCAACTATGCAGGAGTGGAATAAATATAAACGCAGAAATGGGTGCATCTACACACTCAATGATGCATGGAAGCAAATGGAGATCATTGATCGTATCAACGCACAGCTTGGCTGGATGGCTTTTGATGATGCTACAGGCATAGAACCTAATTTTTATGTTTTGGATACTTGTCCGACATACATTAGTGAATTGGAAACATACAGCTGGAAACAGGTACATAGAATCCATTCGTCTGCATTAAAAAGTTTTAAGATGACATAGAATGACACACATATGTTGTGATATTATTACAATGAATTTAAATAAAAACATAAAAGTTCTTCCCATATAAATATCCGTCAGGTTATATAGATTGATGGATATTTTTGATGTTCTATATATTACACATTATGAATATATTTTACAAAAATAAATTTGAAAATATAGTAAATATGTAGTATTATTATGAATGGAGGATTAGTTCGTGAATCACGAAATAAAAGCATGGGAGGAACATCAGATGATAGTAATGGATATACATTTGGACAATTTTATGGCATTTAAGAATTTTCATATGAATATGTCTTATCCAAAAAAAATAGTAAACTCATATATAGAAGAGGAATTTTTAGAAAATCATTCCAATTTTAGATACAAAAAAGTAAATATTCTTATGGGTGCAAATGCCTCTGGAAAGACGTCTTTTGGAAAGATGCTAATGAACATTTTCAATTTCATGGATAAAAAGGAAATGGACAGGATAACAGAAGCAATTTGTGATACAAGCAAAAAAGCGACATTTTCAATAGATTTTATAACTAATGAAGAAGATTCTTTATATAGGGTAATAACAGAAGTTGCGCCTAAAACGGAAGAAAAGTATAGAGATAAGGATGTAAGTATTTGCGTAAAATACGTAAAAATAGGAGCTAAGGACAGCTATGAAAGTTGCAGTAAGCGCTTAGAAGAACAAGAATGTATAATGAAAAAAAATTTCGTTGAAGAGTTAGGGAAAATAAAAGAGTTATCATGGTTATTTGAATATCCATCAGATCTTGGAGTGGGAAATAAATACTCTAAGCATAATGGTGATACGTACTTGAAAGTTTTAGAAAAAACTTTAAAAGCATTAGATACTTCAATTATAAAAGTTGAAAAAATACGTGATGTAGAAAATTCTTTTGTTATAAGGATGAAAACTCAAGATGTAATTATACAAGACGGAGAATTGACTAAGAGAGATATTTTATCCAGTGGTACTAAAGCAGGTATTGCTATTGCAGGCATGGTAACAGCTATTATTAGAGGCGATAATGGATTTTATTATTGCGATGAAAAATTTTCATATATACATACGGATATAGAAAAAGCATTTTTATCATTAATGATTAGATGTTTAAGAAAAAATGATCAATTATTTTTTACAACGCATAATACAGACGTTCTTGATTTACCATTACCAAAACATACATTTACTTTCTTGAAAAAGGATATAAATGATGATACAGAATCAATAAAGTGCGTAAATGCCTCTGAATTTTTGAAAAGAAGTACTGATTCAGTAAAAAATGCAGTTGAAAATGATCTGTTTTCGGCAGCACCAAGTGCAGAACTAATCTACCAATTAGAAGAATTGAAGTAAAATACAAAAAAGGACATGCTATGGGAAAATATTATCAGTACTACGTTGAAGGTCAAGACGAAGAGAAAATTATTCAGGTATTAAAAACCGAACTACAGTTAATAGCACCTGGGAAAGTGGAAAAATTTAATGTTGTTTCAGAAAAGTTTACTGAACTTAGGATTATGCCATTGAAGATGGGGACAATAGTAGTCCTGGTATTTGATACAGATGCCGGAAATATTGATACATTAAAAGAAAATATAAAATTTCTTAATAAACAAAGAACAATAAAAAAGGTACTGTGCATTACACAAGTAAAAAATCTAGAAGATGAATTAAAAAGAAGTTGCAATATAAAAGAAATAAAAGAGTTAACAGGAAGCAAATCTAATAGCGATTTTAAGCATGATATGAGAAAAGAGAAACAATTCGGCAATAAAATGATGAAAAAGGGATTTGATATGGAAAAGTTTTGGATAAAAACAGATAATCATATTTACAAAGAAATTCTTAATCAGGCTGCTGAAATTAAGCTGCATAAGTAAGACATATATTTATAACAAAAAGAAGAGGCGGCCTTTGGGCTGCTTTTTCTATATTAAAAAATTAATATAATACGGACATTTAGCTCAGCAGGTCAGAGCAACCGGCTCATAACCGGTCGGTCCTGGGTTCGAATCCCAGAATGTCCATCAAATAAAAAAACAAACGAATGAGAGGTGGTGAGGCTTGGCAAGAGCACCAGATCAGAGAGTAGCACAGGCCAAGGCATTATATGATAAAGGCCTGAAATTAATAGACATTGCCAACCAACTGGGAATCCCAGAAGGAACAGTCCGAAGCTGGAAGAACAGATACAATTGGGATTGCAACGTTGCAAAAGAAAAACGCAACGCTGCGAAAAGAAAAGGAGGCCAACCAGATAACAAAAATGCAGAAGGACATGGTGCACCACCGAAAAATAAGAATGCAGTCAAGACAGGAGAGTTTGAAACTCTCTTTTTTGATAACCTAAATCCAGAAGAACAACAACTGATTGCTATGGTCCAGCCAGATAAAGAACAGCTCCTTCTTCAGGAAATCAGACTTCTTACAGTCCGAGAGCGACGGATGCTGAAAAGAATCGAGGTGTTACGTCAGTTGGAAGAAAAAGAACCGGAAACAGGACCTGATGGAGAGATTATCCCTTCTGGGATGTCAGTAACAGAATATAGTTCCGGTATAGAAAAAGGAAAACCAACAGAACTAAAGAAATACGAGGGGATCCTTGGGCAGATTCAGACAATAGAGGATGCTTTAACCAGAGTGCAGGCAAGGCAGCAGAAAGCAATAGAAATGCTTCATAAATTTGGATATGATGATGCCCGTCTGGAGCTTGAAACTATGCGATTTGAATTCGAGCTTTTGAAACAGGATGGTCAAGGCGAAAACAATGAGGATGATGGCTTTCTGGATGCTATGAATACATCAGCAGAATCTGTTTGGGGTGATGTGGATGCATGAAAAGATAGTTAAGCTGAGAGAACGCTTGAATAAAATGAAACAGAACCGGTCAGTGAAACAAAATGGCCAGACATTTCATTTTTCTTCATTCTCAAAGAAACAGAAGCAGGTCCTTACCTGGTGGTGTAAAAGTTCTTCTGTACATGATATGGATGGGATCATAGCAGACGGGGCAATCCGTTCAGGAAAGACCATAAGCATGTCCTTATCCTTTGTTATGTGGGATATGAACACATTTACTGGACAGAATTTTGCTATGTGTGGAAAGACAATCGGATCTTTCCGAAGAAATGTATTATTCTGGCTAAAGCTAATGCTCCGATCGAGAGGATATTCTGTTACAGATCATAGAGCGGATAACCTTTTAACTATCAGAAAGAATGGAAAAGAAAACTATTTCTACATATTTGGTGGCAAAGATGAACGTTCTCAAGACCTGATCCAGGGTATTACTTTAGCAGGCGTGTTTTTCGATGAAGTTGCATTGATGCCGGAATCCTTTGTGAATCAGGCAACAGGACGTTGCTCAGTAAAAGGAAGTAAGTTCTGGTTTAACTGTAACCCAGATGGACCATACCATTGGTTTAAACTAAACTGGATAGATAAATCCACTGGATATCTGGGCAAGGAACAATCAGACAGAATTAAGCAGAAAGCAGCAGCGGAAGGAAAAGAATCAGGATTAAAAGAAATCCTGTATCTCCATTTCACAATGGATGATAATTTGTCTCTGGATGAAGAGGTAAAAGCCAGATACCGAAAGATGTACGTTGGAGTATTCTTCAAACGTTACATTATGGGTTTGTGGGCGGCAGCAGAAGGCATCATCTATGATATGTTTGACGAAGAGAAGCATGTTCAGAATATTCGCGATTTCTTTCAACTGTTAATCAATGGCAACAGATATGTATCCTGCGATTACGGTACTCAGAATGCCACTGTCTTCCTGCTTTGGAATAAAGGGGTCAATGGGAAATGGTATTGCATCAGGGAGTATTACTATTCCGGAAGAGATAAAGGCAAACAGAAAACAGATTCAGAATATACAGACGACTTAAAGAAGTGGCTGGATGGAACAAAGATTAAAGCGATCATTGTAGACCCATCGGCCGCTTCTTTTATTGCAGAGCTCAGAAAGCGCGGCTATAAGGTCATCAAGGCAAAAAATGATGTCCTGGACGGAATCCGTCTGGTAGGAATGTTGTTGAATTTGGGAATGTTAGTATTTTCTTCGTCATGCACAGAAACAATAAAAGAATTTGCTTCTTATATCTGGGACGAAAAAGCCCTAGAGCATGGAGAAGACAAACCGACAAAGCAACATGATCACAGCATGGATGCTGTAAGATATTTTGTAAGTACAATCTTAGGCCATAAGATGGCAAGATTTAGAGAAGTCGGGAGGTGATAGAGATGTATACGTTTACGATTCCAAGAGATGAATTTGATGAACTCAGACCTGATAAGCAGATGATCAGGAAGTTGATTGGCAAGCATGTCGGTCTTGTTGGTCGTTTGAAAAAGAATATGAACTATTACCAGGGCAAACATAAGATCTTAGACGATGAGAATCGAGAAAATAAACTGGTATGTAACCATGCAAAGGATATCTCAGATACAGCCAGCAGTTATTTCATTGGAAATCCAGTGTCCTATAAATCAGAGAATGATATCACAGAACTGACAAAAGCTTTGGAGGTTGCCGGTGCTGATGAAGTTGATGGTGATAATGGATTAGATCTTTCAATATACGGCCTTGCATATGAGTACATCTATGTGAAAGAAAATGAAGCATATCTGTGTGATAAGAATATTTCTGCAGAGAATACCTTTATGGTAAGAGATGACAGCATTGAGGAAAATGAACTCTTTGCTGTCTATTATTATGCAAAAAAAGATGATTCCGGAACAAAAACGACTCAGTACATGGCTACGATATTGACTCAGAATTATAAATTTGAGTTAAGTATCCTGAATACTGATGGCAGGCAGGAAACCACAGAAGAGCCTGTTCCTCATTATCTGGGAGAAATCCCTATTATTGAATATCTGAATAACAAACTTGCAATCGGTGACTTTGAACTGCAGATTCCGCTGATCGATGCATATAACGCGTTGATGAGTGACCGTATCACGGACAAAGAACAGTTCATTGATTCGATTCTTGCCATCTATGGAACATTGCTTATAGATGATGAGATAGAGAAAGACGGCGAACAAAAGGATGGTGCAGAAGCTGCCATGAAGCACCTTAAGAAGAGTAAGCTGTTGGAGATGCCGGATGGCACCAAAGCAGAGTATTTGACAAGGACATTTGATGAAGCTGGTGTAGAAATCCTAAAGAAAGCAGTTGAGCAGGACATTCACAAGTTTTCACATATTCCATGTATGACAGATGAAAGCTTTGGAGGCAATGTATCTGGTGTGGCTATGGAATTTAAGCTTCTTGGCATGGAGAATATCACGAAGATCAAGACCAGATATTACCGCAAAGGATTGAGAAAAAGAATTCGCATATTCTGTAATTTTCTTGCAAAGAAAGAAAAAACTGTGGATCCGGAAGGAATCACAATGACTTTCACCAGAGCTCTTCCAAAGAATCTTCTGGAGATATCTCAGATGGTATCTAATCTCAAAGGTATTGTGAGTCAGAAGACGTTGCTTGCTCAGATTCCATTTGTTGAGGATGTTGACGAGGAAATGGCTGCAGTGAAGAAAGAATCCGAAGAGAGCCTGAAACATCAGCAGGAGATGTTTGGCATGCAAGGAAATGATCCGCCGGAAGATAATGATCCGGATGATTCATCACAGAAGAAAACAGAAGAGAAAAAAGTAGATGAGTGATTACTGGGAAAAGAGAGCTGCCTGGGATATGTATGAACGTATGGCTGATGCAGAAGACACTGCAGATCTTGTAGCCAGAATATACAGGTCCGCATCTGCTCAGATTGTGTTTTCAGCTCAGGATATATTCGAGAAGTATATGACAAAGTATAAATTGTCAAAAACTGAGGCATGGAGATTCCTGAACAGTATCCAGGATAAAGATTCTATTCAGAAGCTGCTCCTTGAGCTTAAGAATAAAGATTCTGGGGAGAATAAACAAGAACTGCTCAAAGAGTTGGAAGCACCGGCATACAGAGCTAGGATTGAAAGATTGCAGGGACTTCTACAGCAGGTTGATACAGTCATGCAGAATGTATATCAGCAGGAACAGCAATTTGATACAAGCTTTTTTGAACAGCTTGCTGAGAATGCTTATTACAGGACGATATACAATACGCAGCATAAGACGGGATTAGGGTTCAGTTTTTCTCATATTGATCAGAAACAGATTGAGCGAGCACTCCGGATGAACTGGTCAGGAAAACATTACTCGAAGCGTATCTGGAAGAATACAGATGATCTTGCAAAGACGGTAAAAAATGAACTGTTGGTAAGCCTTCTGACCGGTAGAACGGACAGAGAAACGGCAGCGGTCATTACTGAGAAGGTTGGTGGCGGTGCAATTAAGGCAAGACGGCTGATTAGGACGGAGAGTTGTTTCTTATCCGGAGAGCTGACAGCTCAGGCCTATGAAGAATGCGGCATAAAGAAATACCGGTATGTTGCTACGTTGGATTTACGGACCAGTAAGATATGCCGAGAGCTGGATGGGAAAGTGTTTCTAGTGTCACAAAGGCAGGCAGGAAAGAACTATCCACCGATGCATCCCTGGTGCAGATCCACTACAATCAGTGCGATTGATGATGAAGCACTGTCCAAAATGACACGAGCTGCCTATAATCCGGAAACAGGACGTACTGAGAAAGTACCGGCAAACATGACCTATGATGAATGGTATCAGAAATACGTCAAAGGAAATCCGAAAGCTGAAGTTCAGGAAAAAGCTGCAAAGAATGCATCCAGTGATCGAAAGCAGTTTGACAAGTACCGGAAAGTTCTTGGTAACGGCGATATGCCGAAACATTTTGCAGACTTCCAGGAAATGAAGTATAATAATCCTGAGAAATGGAAATTACTCAGAACTTATGCACGTTCTGTGGATAAAGGTATGATATCTCCATTATCCGGATTTAAGAATTATCAGAAGATTTATGATGAAATAAATGAAAAAGTTGTTGGCATAAAGACTTCTGAGGGAACGGCAGTAACCGGACAGAGTAAACATTTCATGGAGAGAGTAATCGGAACCATGAGAGACCCAAAAACAGGAAGACCGCGTTCGGGAGTTACCGTGGAAGGAATACAGAAAGCGTTGGAGAACCCGATGATTGCTAGGGCAATAAGAACAGATTCGCAAGGTGAAAGAAGTCAGAAATATATTGGAGAGAAAGCAACGGTTTCAGTGGATCCGGATACAGGGATGTTAATTCAGTGTAATCCAACAAATGAAAGATTGTTGAGGAGTATTTAAAATGGAAAAGTTTAAATTAAATGAAAAACAAATTGAATATTTAAAAAGAGAATACCCAAATAGTGAGTTAGTGCAAAAAGTTTTGGCAACACAGAAAGGTATGGCTTTTGAAATTGATGTAGATACATACATTGATTTTATGGAGTACATGGAAGATGAATCAGTATACTGGATGGATGCACACCATGAGCCATCAGAGAAAACTTATATGCTTGAATCAATAAGGGATGATATTTATTATCAAACCAACTGATACCACCAGTCAGAAATGGCCGGTGGTCTTTTTATACCCATTTTTTAAGAAAGAGAGGTTATGAAACATGAAATTTGAAGAAGCATTAAAAGCAATGAGATTTGGAAGTAAAGCAAAATTACCATCCTGGGGAGGATATTGGTATTGGAGTCCAGAGAAAGAAACAATCATCATGCACACAAAAGGTGGACAGGAAATGGATATTCGAGAAACACAGAGCGTTGTATATACACTTCAGAATATCCTTTCTGATGAGTGGATTCTGGCAGATGAAGTAAACTGTCCTCAGCTTGGCGGTGAAGCAACGTTTTCCTTTGGAGAAGCAATTAAGTATCTGAAAAGAGGAATGAAAGTAGCACGAAAGGGCTGGAATGGCAAGAAACAGTACATTCAGCTTGCAAACGGAATTTCATACAAAGCGCCTACAGGAGAAATTATAAATTGTGAGCATGATGCCATTGGAAATATGGCGATTGCTTTTGTTGGAAGTTCAGGTGTACAGATGGGCTGGCTTGCTTCTCAGGCAGACATGCTCGCAGAAGATTGGAAATTTACGGAGGGCTAAGAGCATGAAAAAGAAAATTGCAGCAGTAATTGCATTGATGCTTCTGATCTGTATTACAGCCACAGGATGTGCTGAAGCAGATCAGGTAAGCTACAACATTTCCAAAGAAGCAGATAACTTCAATGTGACCAGGAAACTCACGGTCCTGAATGCCAGGACAGATACGATTCTTCTGGAATTGACTGGAACATTTGCATTGAAGAATAACTCTGACAACGAGCTGGAAGTAATTATTGAGACAGCGGATAACAAATATCAGAAAGATTATGTGTATCTGAATGACTACACAATGTATGTAGTTGAAGATATTTCCGGATCAGCTGTAGATAAATATCATTACGAGATTAATTTTCTTCCAGAGTTTGGATTAAAAGCAACACACAGTGATTGAGAGGGAGGTGAGAACGGTGAAGGTAAAGTGCATTAAACGCTACAGTGACATCAAGTTAAAGAAAATCGTTGAAGTTGGCGATATTCTGGAAGTTGATGATGAAAGAGCTGAACACCTGATTCAGGAAGGTGTTGCTGAGATCACAAAAGAAACAGAAAAGGCAGCAGGTAAGGAGAAGGGATAAGGTGATCCGGTTATCTCCCTATGAGGCGCGGGGTGAAGCGTCTTATTTTTTGTGTCCGAAATGACATAAAACTACAGAATCTGAGACGAATGGCCCGGGCACAGTAGTGAATAGGCTGGGCGGAAAGGATAAGAAATGAGGAATAAAGTATTTAAAGTAATGTGTAAAGTTCCAATGAATCTGCAGTTATTTGCAGAAGGCGGAGACGGTGCTGGGACCGGCGATGAAGGCGGTAATGGCGGCGGAGCCGGTGGAGCAGGCGGTTCAGATGGGAATGAACCTCTGTCCTTCGATGATTTCTTGAAAACAGGCGGTAATCAGGCAGAGTTTGATAGGCGTGTCCAGAAAGCAGTCAATACGGCAGTAACCAATGCACAGGAGAAATGGCAGGCACTGACGGATGATAAGCTTTCTGAGGCTGAGAAGCTGGCAAAGATGACAAAAGAAGAGAAAGCACAGTACATGCAGCAGAAGAAAGAAAAAGAACTTTCTGAAAGAGAAGCTACTATTACTCGTAAAGAACTGATGGTAGAGGCAAGAAACACACTTGCTGGTGATGGACTCCCACAGGAGCTTGCAGAGATTCTGAATTATACAGATGCCGATGCTTGCAAAAAGTCTATGGAGACTGTAAAAGTAACCTTCCAGAAAGCTGTTGAGGCAGCTGTGGAAGAAAAGCTGAAAGGTGGAAAGCCACCGAAGAAAGCTTCAGGACAGGAAGGCATCACAAAAGAAATGTATTCCAAGATGGGATACGCAGAAAGACTGAAACTGAAAACAGAAAATCTGGATCTGTACAAGCAGTTATCCGGCAAATAAAAAAAGGAGAGAAAAGTAAATGGCAGGAACAATTTTTGGAATTCCATTTGATGAGGAATTATTTATGCAGATGTGGAATGAAGCACCGGATCCGTATCTCACAGCAATGATCGAATCTGGTGCTGTTGTAGAAGACCCGGTTATTGCGGAAAGAATCGCAAACAGCGGAAACTTTTACACGATTCCGTTTTACAACACACTTGATGGAGAAGATCAGAATTATGATGGTCAGACTGACATCACAGTGGAAGAAGTAGCTGGTGGTTCCCAGAGCGGTATTGTATATGGTAGAAGCAAAGGATTCTTTGCTCGTAACTTTACCGCAGAACTTTCTGGTGCTGATCCGATGGGACATATCGTAGCCACAATTGCCAGATACTGGCAGAAGAGACGTCAGAAACGTCTGATTGGTATCACTGACGCTGTATTCGGTATTACTGGAGCATCAGGCAATGCAAAGAAATGGAACGAGAATCATACTCTTGATCTGTGTTCCGCATCTGCTAATGCAAGAAACATTGCAGAGACGGACCTCAATGATCTTGCGACAATGGCTTGCGGTGATCATAAAGATCAGTTTGGCCTTGCAATCATGCATTCTGATGTAGCAAAAACACTGGAAAATAAACAGCTTCTGGAATTTTGGAAGTATACAGATCCAAATGGCATTCAGCGTCCAATGAATATAGCATCTGCAAACGGATACACAGTTATTGTTGATGATGGTGTACCGTGTGTTACTGTTGGCGGTTCTGAAGCCAACAAAGATCTGAAAAAGTATACAACATACCTGTTTGGACAGGGTGTCATTCGTACTGCAAAAGGCCGCGTAGATATTCCGGTTGAAACAAATCGTGATGCGAAAAAGAATGGCGGTCAGGATGAACTTATCACCAGAATGAGAGAAACTATCCATCCGAATGGATTCAGTTTTACAAAACCAAAATCAAACTGGACTGAATCCCCGACAGATGAGCAGCTGTTCGCGACTGCAAACTGGAATATTGAATTTGATCCAAAGGCTATTCCGATGGCACGTCTGATTACCAATGGCTGATAAGGAAGTGATCAGATGACAGAGCTGGAAAAGCTGAAAAAGATCACTAGTGAGAAAGATGAAGAGCTTCTGCAGCTTCTTTTAGAGGATGCGGAGGCTTTCGTTTTATCCTATACAAATCGCACGCATATTGTTACTGGATTGGAAAAAGCGGTCAGAGATATTGCGGTGATCGCACTGAATCGGATGGGTACTGAAGGTGAAAAAGGCAGAAGCGAGGGCGGAGAAAGTTATACTTTTGATGATGCTCCAAAGCAGATCTACGATACCATGAACAGATATCGGCTTGCGAGGATTGGAGGGAAGACCTATGAAACTCCGGAGAAACAGGGTTGAAACCTTTTACCACAGGAAAAGAATCGTAGAAAAAGATTCAGAGGGCAGTACCAGAGAAAGATATGGTACTGCTTCTTTGATCTATGGAGAATCCTGGCCGGCATCTGGTAAAGTACAAGCTCAGCAATATGGACAGCGCTTGAATTATATCAGAAATCTGCGGATATCCGGAAAATATGAGATAAAGCCGGATGAAAAGGGCAGGTTGCATTATATTCTTGACAACGGAACAGATATTCAGGAATCTGATGGAATCTGTCTTTTTGTTGGAAGCGACAGGGAATCGGATTATAAGATCATTTCCATTAAGCCGTATAGAATGCTTACTCTGGAGGTGGAGAAGTTGTGAGTGATGCAGATGAACTCGATAAAAAGCTGAAACAGCTGGCAGAAATCGATATGAAACGTGCTGTTGCACAGGCAATCCAGACAGTGAAATCAGCAGCAGTGAATAACTGCAGTGTTGATACTGGAGAATTGAGGCAGAGCATCTACGCTGAGGTTACGGGAGATAGTAATCGGGCAGAGGGAATCTGCTGGACCAACAAAGCCTATGCTCCGTATGTGGAGTTTGGTACTGGTCCGAAAGGTCAGGCAGATCACGCAGGCATTTCTCCGGATGTCGCACCGGTCTATACGCAGTCACCATGGTGGATTCATGAGAGTCAGGTTGACCGTAGAGTAGCTGAGAAGTACAGATGGTTTTATATCGATACTCCAGAAGGACGCTTCTACCAGTGTACAGGACAGCCGGCACATCCCTTCATGTATCCAGCATTGCATGACAATGAGGATAAGATCTTAAGTGATATGACAGCAAGCTTCCGGGCTGAGATAGGAAAGGTACTCGAATGAAAAATATAAAAGAACAGGTATATAACGCATTATGTAGTGTTACAGAGAATGTTTCTGATTCTTATCCGCGAACATGGGCGGATGATTCTACGATCCAGTACACAGAAGAACAAAACAATGTATATGAGTGGAGTTCTGACAGCGAAGGCATAAGAGAAGACAAATCTTATGTGCGATACAGGATTGATATCTGGAATCGTGACAGCACATCTGCGACAACTCTTGCAGTCGATAAGGCAATGAAAGTTACCGGATTGAAGAGAACTGAATGTCAGGATGTTTCGGATCCATCAGGAATGAAACATAAGCAGATGCGTTATGAAGGAATCATTGACATGGATTCTGATGAGGTCTATTGGACCTAGAAAGGAGAAAAAGCATGTTAGCAAATGGAACAACATTAGGCTATAGAAAACACACAGACGGTACAAGCAATTCTGCAGCCTACACAGATCTTCCGGGATTAAAAGAAATTCCAGAAGTAGGAACAGAAATCGATAAAGAAGATAACACTTGCCTGACAGATCCTCATAAAATCTATGAACAGGGCATTGGCGATCTTCCGGATATGGTATATAAGTTCAAATACGATAATACCAAGGCTGACAGTCCATACAGAGTCATGAGAGATGCGGCTGCTAAAAAAGAAGTCTGGGATTTTCAGGAGAAGACAAAAGATGGTACAGTTACGGAATTTACCGCTCAGTTTGCTGTAAAACGAACCGGTGGTGGAGTAAATGGTGTTATTGAGTGTGAAGTAACGATGGCAGTACAGTCTGAAATTAAACAGACTGACCCGGCATAAAAGGAGGTAAAACATGGAAAGTCTTGGTGGTTTAGATGATGCAACAAAAAATACAGAAGATACAGTGGTATCTCTGGAAGAAAAGAAAGAAAAGAGAAGACCGTTTCATTTTTGGACGGTAAATGGACGTACTTATCAACTGAAACTGAAATCCTCTACTGTTGATAAATTAGAAGCAAAATACCATCGAAATATCATGAATATGCTTGATGACATCCCGCCGTTATCGGTTATGTTGACAATCATTCAGGCAGCCATGGAACCATGGCAGCATGGAATGAGTTACATGAAGGTTCAGAATGTATATGATATTTGGGCTGACGAAGAAGGGGGAAATCAGTCAGATCTTTATACCAAAGTTGTTCTTCCAACATTAGCGGTGTCCGGTTTTTTTACTGCAGAGCAGGCAGAGACACTGATGCAGGAAATCGGGAACGTCTGACTGATTTTGTCCAGGAACTGTATGAAAATGCTCTTGATGTTGGAATCTCCATAGATACATTCTGGAATTGCTCTATAGCTGAGAATGTTGATTTGATTGAGAGCGCATACAGAAGACTGCAAAGAGAACGAAAGAACAGGATTTCAGATAACTGTGTACTGGCAGAAGCAATTGCTGCTAATGTGGCACTATTATTTGATGACAGTAAGAAACCATTCCTGAAACCGTGGGACTTCTATCCTGATCTGTTTAAGGAAGAACAGCAGGCCTATGAGAAGGATGAGGAAGAACGACAGTGGCAGGAATACATGGAGAGACGAAGAGAATATAACGAAGCATTCAACCACCAGAGACAGGCATAATGATCCGGTGGATTTTTAATGGAGGGAGGTGAGACCATGGGTGATACACTTCATAAGATGCAGGTCAAAATCGAAGGTGACGCGAGTTCTTTAAAAAAAGAGCTGGAGTCTACTAGCCAAGCAACGAAGCGAAGTACGGAGATAATCCAGAAAGAAATTGAAAAAATAAAGCAGAGTATGTCAGGAAAGTTGCCTAAAATACCGAAAAATATAAGTGACACAATAAAACAAAGCTTTCAGAATATAAAATCAGGTGCTCCGTTTTCTGCCATGATTCAGAACACACGCCAATATGTAAAAGAAGCTCAACTTGAAGCGGGTATAAAAGTACATACGAAAGAGTATGAACAAAATGAAAAAGACATCGAACGCGTTATTCAAGCATTGGAACGTTTAGAACAGAAAAAGCGTGACCTTACAAATAGCAGGAGCGGAAATGAAGCTGAAAGAGCAAAAAGAAGTGAAGCAATAGCAAATGTAAAAGGACAAATCAAGGCAACAGAAAAGCAGCTTGAAAGTTATCAAGCATATAGACAGTCTATGCAGTTTAGGAATACGGATACAGAACGGCCGTATACTGGAAAACTTTCTGACGGAAATAGCTTTGAGACGGCTGGGGCTGTCATGAGACAGACAGCAGAACGTATACGTGAAGTGAAAGAAGCAGCAACAGAGGCTATTAAACAAGTACCAGTATTAGGTAAGGTTTTGAGTAATGTAGCTTATGTCGGGTCAAAAGGCTGGGGCGGTTTAAAGAAATTGATTTCCGGTGTGGCAAGTGGAATAAAAACCTTGGCTTCCGGTGCAATTCAGAAGTCATCCGGTGCTTTTGGTGCGCTGATACAGAAGTTTGCTACTGGGATTCCAATTCTAAAAAGAACGAGATCTTCATTTAATGGTCTTGGAACATCCGGAAAAGGTCTTGTAGGAATACTGAAAACAATCGGTATGACTGCAAAATTCATGTTTGCAAGCTTTGTGATTCGTGGGGCAATCAACGGGGCAAAAGAAGGCTTCCAGAATCTGGCACAGTATTCAAGCTCAACAAATGCAAGTCTTTCCATGCTGATGTCTTCACTGACTCAGCTGAAGAATTCGCTTGCAACAGCATTTGCTCCGATTCTTGATGTAGTAGCTCCGATTCTGAATCAGTTCCTGCAGATGACTATACGGGCCGTGAATGCTGCAGGACAGCTCATGGGCGCTCTTACAGGAAAATCTACAATCGTCAGGGCTAAGAAAGTAAACCAGGATTATGCTGCAAGCCTCAATGGTACATCTAAGGGGCTCAAGAACAATGCAAGTAATGCCAACAAAGCTCAGAAAGAAGCTGAGAAGTACAAGCGTACACTGTTAGGCTTTGACCAGATCAATAAAATGGATGATAACTCATCCTCAGACACTGGAACGAGCGGAGGGGCAGATACAGGGGCTCTGGGTGGTATCGACAATATGTTTGAAACTACTGCTGTCCAGAGTAAATTTAAAGACCTTGCGAAGCTGATCAAGGATTCCTGGAAGAATGCAGACTTCACAGAAGTTGGTGCAATAGTTGGCCGTAAACTCAATGCAGCACTGCAGAGCATTCCATGGGATGATATAAAGAATACTACGAACAGGATTGCAAAAAGCATTGCGACATTCTTGAACGGATTCATTGAGACAACAGACTGGGGGCTGGTAGGAAGTACTATTTCTCAGGGATTAAACACAGCAATTGGATTTGCAAACACATTTGCACAAAACTTTCATTGGAACAGCTTGGGAAAAGCCATCTCTGACGGAATCAATGGCGCTGTTAAAATGTTTGATGCTGCTACTGCAGGACAGACGATCAGCAATGTTGTAAAAGGTATTCTTGATTCGTTCATCACAGCTGTAGAGAATACAGACTGGCAGCAGTTAGGCAAAAAGGTTCAGGAGTTCCTGGTCAATATTGACTGGAAAGGCATTGTTGAAAAGTTGTCAGAAGCCATTGGCGCAGCATTTGGAGGCTTTGCGGCATTTCTTTGGGGCTTGATCAGAGATGCTTGGAAGAAAGTTGTACAGTGGTGGAAAGATACAGCATACAAAGACGGACAGTTTACCATTAGTGGACTTTTCAATGGAATCGTAGATGCTCTGAAAAATGTAGCATCATGGATTAAAGACCATATATTTAAACCGTTTATCAATGGCTTCAAGAAAGCATTTGGAATCCACTCTCCTTCGACGGTTATGTCAGAGCAGGGTGGTTTTATCATGTCCGGATTATTTAAAGGTCTGAAAGATAACCTTCCAAATATTCTGACATGGGTTGGAAAACTTCCAAAGAAAGTAAAGGATAAGCTTGGAAATGCAAAGGATTGGCTGAAGGACAAAGGTTCACAGGCAATTGAGGGATTTGCAGCAGGCTTGAAATCTATCCATATTCCACTGCCGCATATATCTGTGTCCTGGAACAGTCATAATGTCGGACCAGTAAGCTTTTCAACACCATCGTTTGGCTTGAACTGGTATGCAAAAGGTGGTTTTCCGGAAACTGGGGAAATGTTCGTGGCCCGTGAAAACGGCCCAGAGATGGTCGGCCGAATGGGAAGAAAGAATGCGGTTGCCAACAACAATCAGATTATTGCCGGTATTCGTGCTGGTGTTTATGAAGCTATGGTAAATGCACTGGAAAGTTCCAGCGGAGGAGATGGCCAGAAGACGGAAGTGAAAGTATATCTTGAAGGCGATTCGAAGAAGTTGTTTAGAGTGATACGTATAGAAGGACAGGATTACCAGAAATCAACTGGCAAACCTGTATTTGATTAAGGAGGTGGGCTTTTGCATTCAGAAGATGATGAAATCTATATCGACGGAGTGAAGATGCCCACTCTGAAATTGAATGGGCTGACATATAAGAAAGAAAAAATCTGGTCAAAAAATACAGGGCGAGTAAGCAATGGTGATATGAAAGGCGATGTGATCGCAAGAAAGTACACATTGTCTTGCCAGTGGCCGCCGCTTACCCGGGCACAGACTGCGTTGATTGATAAAGCTATAGATCCTGCATTCATTAATGTAGAGTTCAGGGATCCTGGAACAAATAACAAAGTAGAGAAAAGGTTTTATGCAGGTACACCAACATATCCTGTTTACAGCTATGTAAAAGGCGTAAAAACATATGCTGGTGTAGCCGTAGATCTGGTCCAGCAGTAGGAGGACGAAATGAAAGTAAAGAACAAGGACATCGTTGTTTTTTTAAATGGAATCGGAGCTCTCAAAGATAAGAGATTTCCAGTAAAAGTAACTTATGCAATCAATAAAAATATCAGGGCAGTATCCGGAGCAGCAGAAGCCTACAACAAGACTTTTGATGAACTCCGAAGCCAGTACATGCTCAAAGATGCGGAAGGAAAGCTTGTACTTGACGAACATGGCGAACCAAAGTTCCATGAAGGAAAGAAAGATGAGTTTGTAAAAGAGCTTGATGAACTTCGAGAAATTGAAGTTGATATCAATCTTAACATGCTTACATATTCTGATATCGAAAAATGTGATTCTGACAAATACAGTACACTTACTGTGAGAGATATGGAAGCACTGGACATTATGCTGAAGTAGAGGAGGTACCTGTATGTATCAGACATCAGAAGAATTTGGAAACCTGATACAGCAGGATTCCAGAACATTTTATGCATTGCTATATTTTGATGGCAATACAATAACAGATGGTATATCAGAGATTACGATCGAAGGCGGATCCAACAGTGAGGATGATTTCTCTATCGGCTCTGCAGTATCCAGATACGCAAAGATCAAGATGACGAATCCCGCAAAGAGAATTGAAGGGAAAGAGATAACAATCAAGATTGGAATGATGGTTGGCGAATCTATTGAATATGTTCCGATGGGTTATTACACAGCAGAGAAGCCAAAGACAGATGAAAGTCAGATTACAGTCACTGCGTATGACCGCATGATGAAGACAGAGAGAGCTTTTTCGGCGGATGGCATTGCAGAGACTACAGATACAGTAACTGTGCTGAATGCGATATCGAGGATTACAGGAGTAACAGTTGTTACAGATGGACTGACTGCGATATCAATGCAGCGTCCGGATAGCTATACCTGCAGAGAGATACTGGGATATATTTCACAGATGTATGGCGGTTTTGCTATCTGTAATCGGCAGGGACAGATTGAGATTAAAACTTACATAGACAGTGATTATCCAGTCGATACAAGCCGGTACTGGGACACATTCGAGCATCATGATGTGACTGAGAAAATAGAGAAAATTACCTGCTATATCGGAAAGGATTCTGATGGAAACGATGTTTCTGTCAGTGTTGGTTCCGGAACCCGCGAAATAAGTTTTTCAAACCCGTTCATGACACAGGAAATGCTGGATAATGTTTGGAAAGTATTAAGCGGTTATGAATACATGCCTGGAAGCATTAAATTCATGGGTGATCCCCGTGTGGATCCATGGGATGTGCTGACAGTCTCTGATCTGAATGGTACAGCTTATAAAGTACCGGTCATGACTATGACACATGAGTTTGACGGCGGTCTGATCACATCGGTGGAAGCTGTTGGACGGTCTGAAGTAGAACAGAAATCTGGATACAAAGGTCCGACTACTAAGGAAATGGACAGGTATTATGCACAGCTGGTTGTGATTGATAAGGCGTTGATTAATAAGCTGGATGTAGATACGGCGAACATCACTTATGCGACTATTAAGAATCTTGAAGTTACTAAAGAACGAGTTGAAGAGATTTATGGGGAATACGGTGAATTCCAGAAACTCACAGTAAATAATTTCTCAGCAGCAAACGGCCGGATTAATATCCTTGCTTCCAACTATGCCAATATCAAGAACCTTCTTTCGGGATCAGCTGGTATCGGTGATCTGCAGAACATCCACCTGACATCTGATAATGCGGTCATTGATACTGCCTTGGTAAGAACAGCAGTTATGCAGTCCGTTACCATTGGAGATCTTCTGGCTGGTACGATCAGCACCAACAAATTCAAGATCATGTCAGATGATGGCGGCATCCAGATATCCGGGGCAACCCAGCAATGGAAAGATGATAACGGAGTTGTAAGGATGCAGGCTGGCCGGGATGCACAGGGGAACTTCACATTCGAGCTTTTTGACGAAACAGGAAAAGGAGTTCTGATCGATTCCACCGGTGTGCAACCGGGAGCAATTGCAGATGGACTGATCGTGAACGAGATGGTTTCTGACACGGCCAACATCGCCGCATCCAAATTGGATATAGACAGCCTGTTCACAGCAATCAATGATAGTACTCAGGTCATCAAGAGTAACCGTATCTGGCTGGATGATTCCGGACAGAGCCTGAACCAGGCTTACACGAAGATGACACAGGATATTACGGATATTGGAGAAGAGGCCAGTGAAGCAAAAGAAACAGCAGGGAGGACCGAAACAAAGGTCACGGAGATAAAGTCCGGCATAGATGGAATGAGCACGAAGATGTCGGAGATATCAACAGATCTTGAAGGCGTGACAGACGGAACCCTGCTGTTTAATGTGAAGTATGAAGATAATGAAGATGACACCACAACGGTTACTGCAGTTTTATACAAAGCTGGAAAAGAAGTTACAAAAGATTATCCAGAAGCATGGTTTTCATGGAAGAGAAGAACCGAGGAAGGTGAAACTTTTCTGCAGCGAGGATACTCTGTTACCGTCGATAATGAGGATTATATGTTTGGCGGAGTAGTGATTGGTGAATTTGTACGATATGTGGAGATGCCGCTGGTCGTAGGAGGAAAGCTTCTGGTAATAGGAAATAAGGCTGTATGCGTCAATGTAGATGCATGATTTGGATATTAAAAAGGAGGAAGAGATATGGCACTGCCGCAGGAAAGTCAGGAGGCAAATGGTTTATCAAAAGTATCGAAGGTCCCGGAAGGGAAAAAGATGATCTTCATAGATCCGGACACTAATGAAGGCGGCATAATCTCCGTTGAAGATCTGGAAAAACAGGTACTCGACAACCTGACAAAAAAGAACTTTAGCCTGGAACAGGGAGAGATGACACTGATCCAGGCAATCAATCAGTCAAAAAACAGGATGGATAATTTTACTTCATTGCCAGATGGGAGCACTTCCGGCGATGCCGAACTGACCGATATCCGTATCGGAGCAGATGGCACAAAGTATGGATCCGCGGGCGAAGCCGTTCGGGAGCAGGTACTTAAGGCGAAGGCTGAGAACGATTCGCTGAAGGAAGATTTAGTTTCCACAACAGAAATACAATCCAGAAATATTTGGGATGAAAAATGGGTAGTTGGATATATTGATGATAATAGTGGAGAAATAAAAGAAGTAGATTATGCATCTGGTATTGTTACAAAAAATTACATCAAAGTGAAACCTAATACAAAATATTACTTATCGAACGTAAACTCCGCTTACGTATACGCTTACAGAACTGCATCACCAGGTGGACTAATCGGCAGAATTTATAAAGGGACAGACGGATTACTAGAATTTGATAGCGACACAAATTATGTTGCTTTTTATTATAATAATTATGGGAAAATATATAAAAACGATATAATATTAAACGAATCAGATAATCTTGATGGAGTATACGAACCGTACAAAATTACGGCTGTTGATTTAGAATCCAGGCAAGCAAACGGACTGGTAAAAATTAAGCCTGGATTAAATAAGTATAATCCAGTTAATGAGTTAGAGAAAAAAATTCTTACTAATGATGGGGGTGTAGTCGATGATGATGACTTTGTAACAACGAATTATATTAAAGTTGTCGAAGGTAAAACTTATTCAAACTCCAGACAGACAGTACGGAGTATAAAGCAAAATCGTTGATTTTAAGCCATTTTTAGGCAATATAAGTAACTATAAAACCATATAAAAATATTAAAAAATGCAATTTTAATGCAATGAGGTGCAATTAAAATTATCTGATTTGTACCTAATCCCAAATCTCAATATCTACTATTTAGTTAAAGACGTTCAATAAATGAGCGTCTTTTTTCATACCCAAAATCGAAAGGAGAAAGAGAAAATATGAATAAGCTAGTAAAGCGATTGCTGACAGGAACGCTTGCTTTTGCAACTATTCTCACGGCATTACCAGTGACGGCGGTTCATGCTTCCGGCAATCAATACTGGACAGAATCAGCAGAACGTG